GTATTTCTCCAATACCTTCTTAGCTTACAAGGTAGCATATTTCAATAAGATATATGATATGTGTGAGAAGGTGGGTATGGATTATAAGAATGTGGTGAAGGGTGTGACTGCTGATAGTAGGATTGGCAAATCACATACTAAAGTGCCAGGCATAGATAATGATAGGGGTTTTGGTGGGACATGTTTCCCTAAGGATCTTAATTCACTTATAGTTCAAATGGAATCTGCTGGCATTAATGCTGATATGTTCAAGGAGATCTGGAAGTATAATAAAGAAATTCGTAATTTAATTGATTGGACAGTAACATGAAACTAGAATTTTATGAAGGTAAGAAAGTATTGATCACAGGACATAAGGGTTTCATAGGAGGCCACTTATGGAGTTTT